CGAGCTGCAATCCCAAGATCTGCTAGTCAGAAGGAAGACATCAAAATAGTGCTGGAGTTTTAAAAGCAAATGCCACAAAATACCAACTTAAATTCATCTCCATACTTTGATGATTTTGAAGAGTTAAAAAATTATCAGAGAGTACTATTCAAACCAGGCTTACCTGTACAGTCTAGAGAACTTACTACACTGCAATCTATTCTACAGAATCAGGTTGAAAAGTTTGGTAAGCACTTCTTTAAAGAAGGTTCTGTTGTAATTCCTGGCCAGATTGCATATGATAACGAATATACTTGTGTTCAAATTGATGATTCACATTTAGGTATTCCTGTTTCAATTTACCTAGAAAACTTAAAGAATAAAAAAATTAAAGGTGAAACTAGTGGTGTTACAGCTAAGATAGAAGGTTATATCACAAATAGAGAATCAGTTAGAGGATCATATACTTTATACATCAAATATCAAAGTTCTAGTGATTCTGATTTTTCAAGAAAGACATTTGCAGACGGAGAAAATCTTTTATTAGAAGAGGATATGAATTATTCTCTTTCTAGTATTAGATCTGGTGCTAGTTTTGCAACAACACTGATTTCAAACGCAACTGCAACAGGTGCTGCAGCTAAGATTGCAGCTGGTATATATTTTATTAGAGGATTCTTTGTTAATGTTTCTGATTCTACAGTAATTCTAGATCAGTATCTAAACACACCTTCATACAGAATAGGACTTCTAATAACTGAGGAGCTTGTAACTGCATCTTCTATAGATAATGACTTATACGATAATGCAAGAGGATTTTCAAACTTTGCAGCGCCTGGTGCAGATAGATTCAAACTATCTACATCTTTAATTAAGAAGTCTCTCACAGATTTAAATGATGAGAATTTTGTAGAATTAATGAGAGTAGAAAATGGAGTTCTACAGAAGTTTGTCAAGGCTGGAGAAAAAGTTGATAAATTAATTAATGATGAACTAGCAAGAAGAACATTTGATGAATCTGGAAACTATTATATCAATCCATTTCCAATATCTCCTAAAGAATGTTTGAACAATAGGATAGGAAACGATGGTGCATATTACTCTAGTCAATTAACACAACAAGGAAATATTCCTAAAGACGACTTGATGTGTTTGTCCATAGGGCCAGGAAAGGCATATGTAAAAGGTTATGAAATAGAAACTCTTAGTACTACAACTGTAGATGTTCCTAAACCTCGTACAACACAAAAAATAACTAACGAGTCATTACCATTCAGTGTGGGTAGGCAAGTTGAACTTAACCATGTAAGTGGTTCACCCCCTATTGGTATAGGAACTGATTCTCATGTAAATCTTTTCAATAAGAGAACAACTACTGTTGGAACTGGCAATGGCACACAAGTCGGTGTTGCTAGAGTTTATGATATGAAGTTAAAGAATGTTGGTTATGCCGACTCTTCAACTATCTTTGAATCATCTCTATATGACGTTCAGACATTCACATACTTACAATTAAATACATCGACAACTGTACCTCTTCCAGCATACATTGAAGGTCAAAATAGTAATGCTGTAGGATTTGCATATACATCTTCTAATAACTCTAACCAGATTACTTTATACCAAGTAAATGGACAGTTTCAAGTAGGAGAAGAGATTTTTATTAATGGTGTTACTGCTTCTAGAAGTATTACAGAAGTAGAAGATTATGGAATGGATGATGTTAAACAATTAGTGGGAAATGATCCAACTAATTACAAGTTTAGTGCAGACCCTGTTCTAAGTCTTGGTCATTTAATTGCACCTATGGCTACTCAGTACACAATAAGTGCTAAGTCTGGTGCTGCATCCACTATTACATCTCCAAGTGCAAACTTTGCTAATATTGGAATTAAGACTGGAGATATTATTCAGTATAGTGTTGCAGGGAATACAGTTCCCACTTACAATAGTGTTACTGCAAAAACTTCAACAAGTATATCTCTTGAAGCAATATCTGATGTAACTAATGTGTGTTCTGGTGCTTTACCATCTGCTGATACAACAGTAAACGATTTATTTAAAGTAACTCTAGAAGTTAAGAATAACTCTAAGGCATTTTTATTCAGTGATTTAACAAAAAATAATATCGCAAGTGTAGACACAAATGGTGCTGATCTAATAATCAAGAAGTCATACAACGTCACAGTTGCAAGTAATGCCTTTAGTGGAACATTAGAAACTGACGCTGATTTAACTTTAGAACCATTCGATGAAGAGGATTATAATTTAACATTTAAAACCTCTGGTGTAGTAGAACCATTAACTAACCAAAAACTTACAGTCAGTGGCAGAACAGTAACTTTATCTGGATTAGATACTGCTTCTGGTGCTGCTGTACTAACAGTGACTTGGAAAAAGGTAAATGTAAAACCAAAATCTAAGGTATTTAAAAGAGCCACAACTTATACAGTCAACAAATCATCAAAAACCCAGTCAGGCACTGGATTAATGAAGTTAAATGATGGACTGACATATGATACAACATACGGTAACAGAGTTCAAGATAATAGAATATCATTAGGTGTTTGTGATGCTGCATATGTCCTTGCAGTATTAGAATCATCAACTACATCTGATCCTCAGTTCCCAGTTCTCCAACTTACTAATCTAAACTCAAATATCTTAAATGCATTACAGGGAGAAGCCATGATTGGTAAAACCTCTGGTGCATCTGCTATTTTTGTTTCTACTAATGGTAGTAACGAAGTTGATTTTGTTTATCAGAATGAAAACACATTCCAAGTTGGTGAAGAAGTTACTTTTGAAGAGACAAATGTTCAAGGTATAGTTCAGACTTTCGTTCCTGGCGATAGAGATATTAGGAACAACTTTACATTTGATCCTGGCCAAAGATTAGACTATGTAGACTTCTCTGCTATCGAAAGGAAACAAGGAACTGAAGCACCTACTAGAAGATTAACAATTGTTTATAACAATTATGTTATTGAAGCTTCAGACCCAGGCGATTTTGTAACTGTAAACTCTTATGATTCTTCTTTATATTCTGATTCTCTACCTTTTGTTGGTGGAAGATATGGTTCAGATATTATTGACTTAAGACCAAGAGTTACTGGATCAGTTGCTGGTAGAGCTCCTTGGGAGTTTAGTGCAAGACAATTTGTAGCTGGATCTTCATCTTCATCACATATTGTTGCAAAAGACAAATCATTCAACGTATCATATGACTACTATCTTGGAAGAATTGATAAGTTATTCTTAAGTAAAGAAGGTATATTTACTTTATCTCAAGGTGTTCCATCTGAGTTACCAAAACTTCCAAACACTATTGACAATGCTTTAGAAGTTGCTACAATTCAACTTCCTCCTTATCTTTATGATACTAGAGAAGTTGGTTTAACTCTGGCAAAATATAAGAGATATCGAATGAAAGATATCAATGTGATTGAAAATAGATTAAAGAACGTTGAATACTATGCTTCACTATCTTTACTTGAGGTAGAAACAGGTTCCATGTCACTTAAAGATCCACAGACTAATCTTGATAGATTTAAGTCAGGTTTCTTTGTTGATAACTTCAAATCTGTAACTGGTGGTGATGTAACCAGTAGAAATTATAAAGCATCTATTGATGCAGTAGAAGGTAGATTAAGACCTCAACACTATACAACCTCTATTGATCTATTACTTGGATCGGAGGCCATAGTTGGTGCTGCGACATCTTCAAACCCATCTGCTGATTTTAGATATGCAGAAGATCTTGGTGATACAAACGTTAAGAGAATTGGTGATGTTGTATGTTTGAATTATGATGATACAGTTTACTTAGAAAATAAGTTTGCAACTCGTATCGTAAATGTAAACCCATTTGCTGTTGTTAACTGGATTGGTCAGGTTGAATTAAATCCAGGCACTGACACATGGATTGAAACTAGAAGAACTGCTGCAACTTATGACATTGAAGGTAGTTTTAACTCCACAATGGGAGTCACTGGTGCAGATAGTAACACAGGTCTTTCACCTGTTGATTGGGGTGCATGGGAAACTACTTGGACTGGATCTAGTTCCACAACAGGCCCAACACTCTATAGTGATACTAAAACTAAATTAACTGGTAGTTCAACAGTAAGAGGTAAGTATGTTTGTGGTAGAGGTATTCCTATCACTACAACCAAAAACTATCAGGATGCTAAGACTGATTTCAAAGAGGTAACAACTACAACCACAACTAACCAAACAAGACAGGGTATTCAGTTTAGGGTTGGAGAAAGATTTGATACTACAAGTCTAGGTGACAAGGTTGTAAATACAGAAGTTATCGCTACAATGCGATCAAGAAACATTGAGTTTATCTGTAGAAGACTTAAGCCAAATACAAGACTATATCCATTCTTTGATAATATTGACATGCAGAAGTATGTCATACCTAAACTTGTAGAAATAACAATGGTTAGTGGCACATTTGGTGCTGGTGAAATTGTAGAAGGAAGTCGTCCAAATAGTAATAATGATGCAATCAGATTTAGATTGGCAAATCAAAATCACAAATATGGGCCATATAATAATCCTTCACAGACTTACAAACAAAATCCATACGACCCAGCTTCTAGTATTTCGTCCACATACTCATCAACTACCACAATATTAAACGTTGATACTGCTGCACTAGAACTTCAAGCTGCGTCTGGTTTCTATGGATACATCACTACTGGTATGAAGTTGATCGGACAATCTAGTGGTGCTATTGCAACTGTAACTAATATTAGACTTATTACAGATAAGGCAGGGTCATTGCTTGGATCATTATTCCTACCTGATCCCACAGTTCCTTCTGCACCTACATTTAGCACTGGTACTAAGACATTTACATTATCAACTAGTTCTATAAACTCAACTATTTCTGGATTTACAGATAGTTCTGGAGAGGCAACCTTCACATCATCTGGTACATTACAGACTGTAGAGGCATCTACATTGAGAATGAGAAATGCAGATGTTCAGAGAATACCTCAATCATCCGATAGAACTCTGAGTGATACAAGTAAGAGATTGACTGTAGGCACTACATTTACAAATAGATCTACAACACAAACAAGATGGGTTGACCCTCTTGCACAATCATTTGAAGTTCCAGATATCAATGGTGTATTTCTTACTAAGTGTGATGTTTACTTCCAAGCAAAAGATACAAACCAATTGCCAGTTACTTTACAAGTAAGAACATTAAAAATTGGTTTACCGACTCAAGAAATCTTGCCATTTGGTGAGTGTATTCTTGACCCAGATCAAGTTGTAGTGTCTGATGATGGTACTGCTGCAACGACATTTACTTTCCCTGCTCCTGTTTACGTTGAGGGTGGAGGAGAATTTGCTCTAGTTCTTCTATCAGCATCCAATGAATATTTTGTTCACATCTCTAGGATGGGAGAAGAGGATATAACTACTGTCAACTCAGCTGACTCTGAGAAGATAATTGTATCACAACAACCCTTACTTGGTTCATTATTTAAATCACAGAACGGTGCTACATGGGATCCAAGTCAGTTAGAAGATCTTAAGTTTAATCTATACAGAGCAAACTTCTCTACATCAGAAGGTAGAGTCAACTTCTACAACCCAGATCTTGATATTGGAAATAGACAAATTGTTTCTCTTGCTCCAAACCCAATAGATATGCTCGCCAAGAGTGCTGTTGTTGGATTAGGAAAGAGTTTGACATCAGCAGAACAAGCGGGATTGACAGAAGGAACTACAATATACCAACAAGCAAATCCAAACTTTAGTGCAAACTTAACTAAAGTTCTAGGTGCTATTGGTATCGGTAGTGATCTTGTTATCACTAGTGCTGGTAGTGGTTTTGCTGCAACATCTGTTGTTTATTCTGGTGTTCCTCTTATATCTGAATTTGGTAGAGGGTCAGGGGCAACAGTAAATCTAACTGTATCTAATAGGGTTGCTACTGCTGCAACAGTGGCAATCGGTGGAACAGGTTACTCTGCTGGTGATGTATTGACAGTTGATGCATCTAATACTGGTGGATTTGGAAAGGACTTGAAATTATCAATTCCAAACAATGTTGGAGTCATTAGTGCTTTCAATACTTTGATTATTGATAATATTCAAGGTATTCCTAAAGTTGACTCATCATCTTCTATTGTATATGTTGGTGGTGGCGGAACAAGTGTTGTAAATGGTGGTTCTATTAACTTCCTTAATAACATCACTGATGGATTACATTTCCGTGTCAGACATTCTAATCATGGTATGTATTCTCCTCTAGACTTAGTTACTCTTTCTGGAGTTGAGTCTGATGTTAAACCAGAGAAGATAACATCTACAATAGATTCATCTAGTACAGAGGATATTACTGTTTCCTCCATCGGAATCTTTACTTCTTTTGAAAACCTTGAGGTTACTTCCTCAAATCCAGGCTATGTGAAACTTGGAAGTGAGATTATCAAATACACTGGTATAACAACTACAACTTCAACATTGAATAACATTACCAGATCTGTTGATGAAACTAAAGCAGGTGATTATAGTATCAACGATAAAGTCTTCAAATATGAATTAAATGGTGTATCTCTCAGAAGAGTTAATGCATCTCATAAGTTTATAGATAGTAATTTATCAATTTATCCAATTGACGTTGATCACTACTGGGTTAAGGTAGGTGTTTCAAGTCGTGGAGTAGATAGAGCTACTGGAAATGCTAGTGGATTCCCAGAACTATTCTTTAGTGAGAATAAATCTGGCGGAAGTTATGATCAACAATATGTTCAAGTTGGCGTTCCATATGGGCCAATGGCAACTCAAAACATACCATTTAATATCGTTAGACCTAATGTGGCAACATTGCTTCCAGAAGGAACAGACATAAATGCAAGAGTTAGAACTTTCAGTGGAAACAGTCCTGACGGAAACTTATCGGCTTTTGTTGATCAGGGATATGAACCAGTTTCATTGGCAAGTAATAATTATCTGACCACTCCAAGGATCATTGCTTCTAAACAAAATGAACTAGATAAGTTAGTTGCCTTTGAGGGTAGAAAATCATTTACACTACAGACATTCTTAAGTACAGAAGATCCTAAAGTAAGTCCTATGATTGACTTAGATAGAGTCAATATGATTACTGTAATGGATAGGATTAACTCCAAGATTACAAATTATGCTACAGATAGAAGAGTCAATTCGATTGACCAAGATCCTAGTGCTGCAATTTACTTATCTAAAATTGTTAATCTTGAAAAGGCTGCTGATGGTCTAAAAGTTATGTTTGATGCGTATAGACATGCAACGAATGATATTAGAGTTCTATACAGAATATTCAGAATTGATGCTCCTCCAGAATATCAGTTATTTGAATTATTCCCTGGCTTTGAAAATCTAGATTCTGATGGTAGAGTTATAGATCCAGCAAAGAATAATGGTAAACCTGATAGAAGAATATTATCATCTTCCACAGAATCAGACTATAAAGAGTATGAGTTCAATGCTTCAAATTTACCACAATTCAATGGATTCCAGATTAAGATCGTAATGTCGGGAACTAACTTTGCTTACGTTCCTAAGATTCGTGACCTAAGATCTATTGCATCTATCTAATGAATAAGGTAAAAGTTAAAGATAGTGGTTCTCTCTATAGAGATGAGGAGTCAGGAGCAATATTAAATTGCTCTGATTCTGAATATAATAACTATCTGAAACTAAAACAACAAAAGTTGAAAGAAACTAGTGAGATGGATAAATTAAAGGATGATGTTGATGAACTCAAAGATATGATGAAACTAATTTTAAGTAAATTAGATAAATAACTAAAACCCTTCTGACAGATGACCGCTAGGAACATTAATTTAGTTTTAGATCAGGGTGTAGACTTTGAGGCAACTTTCACTATCAGAAATGAAGATGCAAGTTCTTTGAATCTAACTGGTTACACTGGTGAAGCTAAAATAAAAAAACATCCAGAGGCGACAAAGTTTAATAATTTTGTTGTTTCATTTCCTAATAGGGTGAATGGTCAGATAAAAGTAGCTATGGCTAGTACGATTACTACGACTATAGAAGGAGGAAGGTATGTATATGATCTGGTTCTAACATCGCCTAATGCGTACAAGACTAGGCCAATACAGGGAAATGTTCTCGTAATTCCAGGCGTAACGTAATGGCAGATTATCTAGTAACGCTAAACGAACCTGGCAAGTATAATGTCGGTGTAGACTATGAGATTCCCTCTAAGTCTATCCAATATGGTAATATCATCATTGGAAAGTCACCTGTACAAGATGGCACTGAAACCACATTTAACTTAACTGATCAGGGAGCACCTTACAATCCCAATAACAGTCAACAACTCATTGTGACTAAGAATGGTCTTTTCTTAGATCCTTCAAATGATTATACTATTTCTGGAGATAAGGTTATTTTTACAACCCCTCCAGCAGTAAACGATGATATAGTAATGATTGCTCTTGCTGCGGCTGCAGATCTAACAAGAACTGTCAACTATGTTGTAGATAGTGGTAGTCTCCCTATGCAAACTGGAGACAAAGGGAAATTGACAATAGATGTCACTGGAGTCATAGAAAATATCAGAGTTTTGTCTGATCAGACTGGTGATATTGTTTTTGAGATATCCAAATGTTCCTTCGCTGATTATCCAAATTTCACCAGTATTACTGGTGGTTCTAGAGTTCAACTAACGAATTCTGATAAATACTTTGATGATGTCCTAAATAGTTGGACGACTACGATAAATGCTGGAGATATTCTCAACTTTAACGTAGT